ATACGCTGGTCTTCGGCTGGTGGGCGTTGAAACCCATCAACCCCGAAGTAGGTTTTCGACATCAGGTACTTCACCTTGTTGTTGAGCCTGCGCATATTGCTGTGCAGCTTGTAATAGCTGCTCACGCTCAACCTTATCCCTGACTAGCGTGTCAGGAACACCAAACTTCTTGGCAAGATATACCGCAACGTCTTCTGAGTTGATCAGAATATTTAACACCTCTGGCCCGAAGCTACTGCCTACAAGCTGGAGATACCGAGATACGGCTGAGATATCTTGGTTGGCCTGTGCCTGCGCAAGCGGTGACACAGAACGGATCTTGACCTCACGGCCATTAATAGAAGGCAGTTCGATCCGACCCTGCTTCTTTAGAATATACACAACGCGCTGCAGCACAGGCTGCACCATCTCTGCCTGCAATCGTCCAAAGGCAGAACCAATGCGTCTTGATAGGTCAGCCATGCGTTCTGCAATCTCAGTTGCAGATGCTGGCGTTTTGTTAGGGTCGCCTAACATATCGTTATAAAGCGCACGCTTGATATTGCTGCGCATGTCATTCAAGACAATGTTAGCCACATCAAAGTTTCCTGCGTTCTGGATAGGCTGCAAACCGGCAGAACCCATAGCTTTTGGAATGATGGTGCCAGGGACTAGGTTGATAGTATCTGTGTTAATGATGCCATCATCATCCATCTGATAGATGCCGGAGATAGCCATCTGCGCATTTTCTAATACCAACTCGATTGTCAGGTTGGTAGTCTTGATTGCAGATAGAGCATTGATCAGTGGGCCACGTCCGTAGATTTCGCCTGATGCTTTTGACCAACGGAAACATACAAACGGATTAGAGCCAGTGCCACGGAACTGCTCATAAAAGATAATCTCTTTGTCAGTCTCATTAACAACATAGAAGTCAAAACGATCTTCATTAGGGTTGTCGTAGTTCTTGCAGACAACCTCTAGGATCTTTGTTTTTGCTTCTGGCTGAGTGCTGACTGCTCTTAGAGTCTTTTCTCCAAGCACAGCTTTTGGATACGCAATTGGTATTGAAGCATTCTTGACATCGCGTGACCGATATATGTGGTCAATCTGATCGTCAGGGCCAGTGTCCAGATACACACTTGGTAGAGGAATTGCATTGAAACGAACAGGATTGATTGCGTTACCTTCTTCAACCAGTAACACGCCTGTTCCCACAGCCAAGTCCATGAAGCTTTCATGGATTTCCTGACCGAAGTTAGAGTTCTGGATAACCTCGAATACATAATCAGTAACCTCATCTAGCTGGTTATTAACTTCATCCTGTTGCTCTGGTGGTATTTCAGAGCCAGCAATAAAATCAGCCCAGCGTGCGAAGTTAGGCACAAGGCCAGACTGCAGCCGTGATGCAAACTCCTGCGTGCCGACAACAGCAGACTCATCAAAGATCTTGTCATCACGCCGCTGTCCAGCAACCTCATGAAAGAAGGATTGCCGCATAGGGAGTGCGTATTCATAGCACTCCTCAAACAATGGCTCAAAGTTCAAACGCTCAGTTTTAGCGCGTTCATATCTTTCAAGCAGAAGATTGGCTGACTTTTCGTGCATTACAGAGTCTTGTCGTAATAACCAAGACCGCCCTTGCTTCCTGTCAGCAATGACTTACGAGAAGCACCGCCACCAATCCGCTTAGACTTTGCAGTATCTTCTAACTGCTTTGCCTTGTTTTCTTCTGTCTTGCGCTGTTCTTCTTTGCGCTGATTTTCTTCCGCAATCTTTTCGTCTTCAGAAACTGCAGGCTTACCGCCGCCACCACCCATACACATAATAAAATCTCCTTCTAGTTTTTCACTACACCCTGCATAAATGCAGATCAACGCACAAAACTACATCCTCGACCACAGACCCTGACGGCGTGGCTTTGGCTTGCGGCTAAACACATCAAACTCTCTGGTTGCTTGGAAAGGTTTGGTTTGCATTGAAAGGTTCGACATGATCTGCCTTCCCTCGCCTGCACCCAGCATCAGATACTGCAATGCGTCATGCACATGAGAGAAATGGTTCTTGTCTGGTTTATCAGCATAACGCTCACCAGACACCTGCATTCGCTTATACTGATACCCACCTTCAAAGCCTTTGATCAGCGTGCGGCAGCGGGGATCAATCAGGAAGCCAGATAGCCCCTCGATCATTCTACCTAACGGCGCAGACACAGACTCCAAGCGCAGCGACACATCATTCGATGGTGCTGGCCTTGCATATAGACCGCCACCACGCAAGATCTGAAACGGCGTAGACTCATCAGTCTGTGCGCGGAAATCACCAGCAGGATCACCAAAGATAATAACTTCATTGCCTGCATAGCGTGTGGCTATCTCATGCCGCAGCACCTCGGTAAACCTAACAATACCCATGTCAAACGCTACCAGTTCCTGCAGCACTAGCCATCTGCCTCTGATCTTTTGACCTATGGCAGCAGCAGGCGTTAATCCAAAGTCAACGCCGATATGAACAGGCACACCAGCAGCTACAGGTATTTCTTCTTTTGCTATATGAATGTCAGGGGCAAACATCGCATAGACAGGCTTGCCGTCTTTTATGCTGCCTAGCTTGTTCATCACATACACATCGATCCAGCTTTTGGTCTTGCCCTGCACGATGTTGGGATAATAGTCCTTCCGCATGTTGACGCAGTTCTCTGCGAGTTCGTTTGGAACGTAACCGGCGACTTCGCCTTCTTCGTTCTTCTCCTCGCGCATTCCTGCTGGTTGCGTGAAGAATTCCCAGTTGTCTGGCTTTACCAGCATCCTTGCTTCTTCGCGTCCAATATGATCTGGAATAGGAACCTCGCCCGACATTATAGGCCACCAATGATCTTCCTCCGGCGCGTTGGTATCACAGATAACGCCAGTCCATGTGCAGCCGCCATCCTTCATGGAAGGGAAACGACCAACACGCATGGTGCAGGCATCGATGATAGACTTTGGAATTTCGCGTGCTTCGTTGACCCAGATGCCGGTCAACTCCAATGACAATAGTTTCTTGACATCTTCTGGCCTATCTAATGCTAAGAACAGAACCTCAAGATCTAAATCATTGACTTTGATGTGGTGTGTATACGGTACAACCCAAGAGAACTTGCCCCACTGTTCTTCTGGAAACCAGTCAAGCCAAGTCTTAATCGTTGTGGTTTTAAGCTGTGGGTTGGTGTTACGGATAACAGCCCAGCGGCTACGCCTAACACCATCTGCATTAGGCTCTTGCTGCAGTGCGCGGCGAAAGACTTCAACGCAGCAACCAACAGACTTGCCCGAACCAACAGGGCCACGCAGGCCACGAAAGAATACATCAGACTTCATGAAAGCCTTCAGTACATCTCCGTCTGGTTTGTATTTAAATTTGGTCAACCTTTAGATCCTTGCCGCGCTTGATCATCTGAGCAACAACCTCTGGTGCAATCACAGAGATAATCTTGTCAGCCTCGTAGTCGGTCTGGAATTCATTCGGATGGTGGTGCATGTGTACCTTGCGTACTACACGGCGCAGGATATCACGCTCCTCTTTCTTGAGGGTGTGAAGAAAGCTCATTTCTTTTTGAAGCCTTTTTTCATTGCGGCATAAGACTTGGCCGACACAGTGCTGTTTGCTTTTGAACGTGATGTGCCAGCTTTCTTGCGGGCATTTATGTTGTCGTACAAACCTTTTTTCTTTGTCATACTTTCAACCTTACTCTTTTCTTTGCAGGCTTCTTTGCACTGAAGGCTTCATTGATCTCAGGTGTTGCAGGATCGTCAGCTTTGAAGGAACCACGATCATCACGCGCACGCTCGATCTGGTGATCTTCAATAGGCCAGCAGCGAACGCTGTCAGCCGTTAGTGTTGCACCAGTCTTGAGCCTGCCGTCCGGCAGCGCAGACACTGCACCCTCATAGATCGAGCCATCACCTAACTTATACTTCATGCTGTATCCTTCTTTGCTGCATTGCGCTTACTAATTGCTTTGCCTTTGCTTACAGCGTCAGACTTCGAGGATGCACCCCATGCAATCAACGACTTTAATAACCGTGTAGGCTTGCCCTTGCTGTCACGCTCTGGCCCCTTTGCTGCGCCCATGCGCTGCAGAAAGCTGGCGCGGCGAGGGTTGTCGCCTGACTTGACTGGTGCTTTGAGAGTGCCGCCTTTGTAAGAGGCGCGACCTTTGGCGTTGAGACCACCG